GTCAGAACGTTTAGCAGAACGGCGGCCTTCGCTTGGCTCATAGCTATAGTCTTCTGGTGTGTAGTCAGCAATAATGCGCTTGAGTAAGCGGAACTCTTGCTTCATTGAGTAATGAACACGGGCTTGTACCGCAGACATTACTTTCAGAGTTCTTTCTAAAATTGCTAGGGTTGTCCCTACTGGGGTATTCCCTGACATATCAGCGACTTTAAGGTCTGCTGCAGAAGCAAAGCGGCGGCCTTCGTCAACGATCTTATCAAGCAATCCAGCCAGAACCATAGAAGGTTCTTTGTATGGCAATGGCAGAATGTTGTCTTTCATCGTGCCACTTGGTACATCTACGTCACGGAATTCACCTGGGGCTATCGGTGTGTCGTCACCCTTGATTCGCATGCCACGGGTCTTAAAGCCACCTGGCAGATTTGCAAGTGACCCTGCATCAACCAATTGGCGAAGTATGGAAGTGCCAGATTTAGCAAAAGCGCCGATAAGATGGATAAGGCCAAAACAGTAGAAACCAAAACCCGGAATATATCCATAGTGAACAAAGTGCTGACGTTTCTTATGAGTCTCATCATCTGGGTTCCAATTCCTACGAATAGCTAGGATCATTCCTGATCCCTTTTCAACAGAAACAACATACGGCAAACCAATGCCAGTCATTTCCCCGTTTTCATCTGTATGCTCAAAACCTGGCAAATCCAAGTTAACGTGCATTTCCAAAACTTTATAGCGGTCATCAGAAGTAGCACGGAAACCTAGCTTCTCAGCAATCTTCTTCTCGACTTCATCTAATACGTTATCTGGTGTACCAAGGTCAATATCTCGGTAAAAACCCGCAGCCTGTAAACGCAGAATGTCATTCTCAGTCTTACGCATTACGTGGGTTACACGCTCTGCCGACTCTAAGTTCGATGCGCCGTAAGGAACAACGATGTCCTCGGCTGGTACATACATTGCTACCTGACGATCTAATGAAGGATCAAAGTACACCTTCTTAAAAGCGTTACCAGCAATACCCAAGCCCCAGAGCAAACGCTCATGCTCAGGACGGTATTCTTGCATTACATCGGTTAACTGGTAGTTCATGTCTTCTTGGACACGATCGGCCGCATCTTTTTTCTCTGGAGTTTCTTTACCAATAATCTGTGTCTTTACAGGACCAGCGGCAGGGAAAGTTTCCATAATCATTTCCGCTTGGAACTTGACTACGGCTTCAGAAAGGATAGGATGGTAAACACCGCAAGCGCCTTCCCATGGTTCAGTTCTTTCTTCGATCTTCAGACCTAAAAGCTCTAAACCATCTACATAAGTTTGGATCCAGTCTTTACGGGATGCTAAGTCGGCCTCGTATTCGCCGATTAAATCACCAGCAATAGATGATAGTTCAGAGTCGCTCATGTACTCCGCTAAATTAGCGTCAAAGGTATCAGCGGTCTCGACTTCTGGCTCTAAAGATATTTCCAGCCCGTCCATTCCAATCGTTACAGATTCTGGATCCTCGATCTCGATTTCAAATTCAGGCTCTTGCTGAGCTAGAGATTCGAGTCCTTCGGGGGCTTGGTATAAACCTTTTTCAATTGCCATAATTTGTTCCTAGTTCTGCTTCATAATAAGTGCGTTTGTTAACTACTTTTTGAACCATATGAGAATCCCAACCTAGATCCCATTCTTTCTTAAAGTCTTCCAATTCTTTACTTGTTGGCGGTTTTGCAGGACCCATGCTTTTAGCTCTTGCAACTTGCCATTTCAAATGTTTTTTAGCCTTACGTCCTAATTTCCACCAATAGATCCAGCTTCGTATTTTCTTTAGCATTAGTAGTACGCAGCCTTTCTTCTGTACATAGGTTCGTCATCGTCATCATCTGATGGCAGTGAAATAAATCCGCCCTTCCTAAAACGGATTAACGCTTGCGTGGCAGAGTCCACTAAGTCGTCATGCTCCGAGTTTGGAAACGCAGCCATCTCTTCCATTACTTCATCAGCCCATCTTGTTGCTGGCGCCCAGACCTTTCCGGATGCAAACAAATCTGTTACAGAGTTCAGTCGAGCTATCTTATCATTGCCACGGGTAGGTGTAAACTCTTGTACGGGTATACCCATCCTACGCAATTCAAAAATCAACGGCATACCAGAAGCTTTACCTTCGATGACAAAGGCATCTGGTTCCCAAGACTTATACTCTTCTAACGCCCGCTTCTTTAATTCTGGAAATTCAAGGCGTTCTTTAAAAGCATCCAAAAGAATGATATTGGGGTCTCTTTGGTCTTCGTCCTTGTAAAAAACACCCCAGGTCGTACAAGCAGAGTAGTCGCTACGCTCGTTTTTAGTAAAGGCGGTATCCCAAGATTGGATGATAAATTCACATGCTGGCGCACGGTCGCCCTTCCATTCCTGCCACCAGTCACGCTTAACTAACGCACCCTCTTCACTCGTAGGACTTTGTTGGTACTGCGCATTCCATTTGCCTACAGGCAATTCTTCTTTTAAAGCCAAGAGTTCATTTAACGGCCAAAAGGCAGGCCAAAGCGGTTTATCGCTCGGCAAAATCGCTGGTAAGTTAATCACTTCCCACTCATCGCCGTCTCTCTCGACACTCGATTTTAAGATTCTGCCTGTTAAATCCCTCAGACTCCAACGGGTCATCACGACTACGATTGCGCCGCCTGGCTGTAAACGTTGACGTGGACCAGATGAGTACCACTCATAAACCTTGTCATAGACTTCAGGATTAGAGGAGGCAATAGCCGCTTCTTGTTCAGAATGAGGATCGTCAATAATTAGTAGGTCCGCACCTTTACCGGTTACTGTACCGCCGACACCAATCGCAAAGTACGTACCGCCTTTATTTGTATCCCAGCGCCCCGCTGCTTTTGAGTCGGATTTGAGGTCCACTTCTGGAAAGACTTCGTGATAAGCGTCACTACCTACTAAGTTACGAACCTTACGTCCAAAACCAACGGCTAGTTCAGCAGTGTTAGAACACTGAATAATCTTCTTATCAGGGAACTTTCCTAAAAACCAAGCAGGCAGCATATAAGAGGCAAACTCAGACTTTGTGTGTCGTGGAGGCATATTGATGATTAGTCTTTTACATTTGCCGTCCGCAATCTCTTGGAACTTCTTTGCCATTAGCTTGTGGTGTGGGCCATTGATGAACCCTGGCCACATATTGTGTACAAACTTCAGGAAATCGTTTTGGCTCTTTTCCCGCTTAAGAGACGATATATAGGCTTGCGCCTTTTCCAAAAAATCCGCTTGCTCCGATGGAGGCAGTTTCGCTATGAGTGCGTCTAAGTTCATTCTGGATCTAGCTTATTTACACGTAGATAAGAAGGCCGAATGCTTCTTGCCCGCCGGGGTACCATCTTACAGTGACCTAACTCTACTAATCTCTTCATCGTCCTATGGACATTGCCTCTACCCTTATCTCCTGTGATATCCATAATGTCATCTATAGAGGGAGCAAAGCCATGCTTTTTCCACCAGGCATCAATGATCCGATATATGTAGGCTTGTTTATCTGTCATAGGATATAGGGCGGCTTTTGATTGCGTTTCTCTAATGCCTCTACCTTCTCTTCAAAAGATGTACTAGCAATCTCTTTCTTAATACGTTTCTTTAGTCTTTCCCACATAATGCGGTTGTACTCAGCAGCAGGCGAATGATTATTTTTCAAAATATATACCCCCTCCCCCTATGCAATTTGAAAACATAAGGGGGGTGTTTCCCTATTACGGCTGTCAACCGTTGACAGCGTTGTTTTTTTGCAACGGAAATTATTCATCTGGTGATTGGGTGTGCGGATTACTATGTAATGGAAGGGACCCGTCAATTTGCTCAAAGGGCTGGTCGGGTATCGGTGGGGTCTCGATAGCGTCAATCTGCTTGGCGGCTGGGCTAAGCTCTGCCATTAGAGCATCTACATCACTGTCAATGGTCCGAGCATCATCTGCTAGCGCTTGTTTAAGCTGCTCCATTAGTTCATTCTTAGCGGTCTCACTATCCTTGATTATCTTGGTCTCAGTGCGGGCTACGAATACTCCCAGCTCAGCAACCTGACCGAGCTTAGACAGTGCGCTTATGCGTTCTGCGGGCTTGGATTGGGGATCAATGGCTTCTTTTGTCAATTGTGAAATGACTAGGGTTCTTAATTGTCCAAGAGAATACATCGCATCGAACTGTTTAGCCCTCTCTAGAGCTTCTATCTCAGCGACAATTCGGGGGTCTTTTGCCAGTCTGCTAGCGTCATCACTCATTGTTTTACGCTTTCCCTTATAGTTATAGGCTTGCTCCATCGCTTCAGTCTGCGTCAATCCTTCGACAATACCCTCGCAAAACTTGGTCTGCTTACGAGTTAGCTTCCTTTTACCTGACAGAATGACAGACGCTGGAGTTTGCTCTAGACTCTGCTCAATCTGTTTCTTAGATAGCTTCTGTAATCTCATTTAATAGGGTATGAAATAGGAATGACTGAATAATAGCATACTTACTGTATAAATACACAGTGGTTTAGGTGGATCACAATCCGATGCTTTAATTCTAAGCAGAGACTTACTCTCTTATATTCCCTCTATGAACTCTATCTTCCCTTGCATGAGAATGATCCAAGCTATCCAGTCGGAACAAATAGCGCGCTTTTAAATTTCTCAGGATGACGGCAGCGCCCCGACTTTCTGCAGCAGAAAACCAGTCGGCAGCCGAACACAATCCCGCTGCACAATTAAAACTTTCTCACATTATGAAAAACTATTTTCAATTTTCTTGATCTAGGTCAAGATTTTGTCTATTTACTGGTGATCTAATTCATACATGGATCGAGTGATCCTATAACCGAGGGAGCAATAAATGCTTAAAGTATCTAAGTTTATTCAGTATCACCTAGCTAACGATGACTTCGGCAATATCGTCATCTTATCAAATGTCGCTTACGACCAAATCCGCTATTTTATTTCTCAGGAGTAATTATGGCAATTAAATACACCATTAAAGCAGCAGACGGCACTATCCATAGTTTTAAGACTTTGAAGGATGCTAGAGCTTCATCCATCGGATGGAGTAATGGCGGGCTTAGAATCATCAACCAAGTTAATACGGCAGCGAAAAAGCAGTCGGCAGCCGACCCATTTTCTGCAGCGAAACCAACCGAAGGAGTGTAAATCATGCAAAGAATCACAGACAAACAACTGGACAACTTAGCCACTTGGCTAAACGAGATCACAGGCAGCCCAACCGAGTATTCCCACAGGGATGAAAGCGGGCATTTTCGGGCAAATATTGGCAATTACCATATAAGCCGAGCTTATGGCGGAGTTTGCCTGCATCGTGTAGTAAACGAGGGCGGCGGCGTCAAATGCCCGATTGTTGGCGGGCATATACCTAAGCGGGAGCTATTCGAGCAAATGCACGCTTATATTAAGGGTTTACTGGATGCCAAAGAATTGACCAAACAAGAGGAGATGACAGCATGAAAAAGCTATATATTGCAACTGGTTACAACTCATGGAACAACAAAGAGCTTCACAGGGCTTTTAATACGGAACAAGAAGCAGACCAATTTTTAAACGGGCTTACAAACCCTCACTTAATGGTTATGAGCTACAAATCAACCGCACAGCTAGCCAATGCATTATTAGGTAATCAGGAGATCACACAATGAAAACAGGCACAAACGCACCGGCACAACCAAGTTTTAACGGGCAAATTGTCCGATTTAAATCACCCCATGCAAATGTAATGCTTTATGACATTGCCAAGTTAAACCAAAAATATAACCGCCTTGAATGGTGGGCTTTAAATGAACCAACCGCAGAACAAACAAACAAAGCAGAGGAGATCACAGCATGACAAACCACCAATGGACACATTACACGCTAGCCAGAGCTTACGGCAAGGGCATATTGACAGCGCAACAAGTAGCCGAATTTATAGCCATTTATAGGGGTTTAAAATGAATCTAGAAGACTTCACAGGGCAGGGCATTTTAGAAGATGCCTATTCTTACGAACGCCCCGCCTACATACTAGGCAATGCACTGCTAAACGGGATAATCCGAGCTGGATACACTAAAGAGCAAGCCATCAATCTATTCTATTCAAAAGCATATAGATGGGCTTTAGACATGACGTTAGGCGAACACCTTACAGAGATAGGCTATCAATACGGGCAGATCATGGCGCAGGAATACGACCCCGCAGAATTCAATTATCCATTAGAGGCAGCGCAGCGCATCGCACTGCTAGACCATAACCACCGAGAGGGAGCCACACAATGAACGACCCCAAGACCATAGAAAAGTGCTTATTTTGGCAGAGATACGTTTTAAGCCATAGCAAGCAGCCGCACCAGATCGAACGAGTAAAGCGGGCAATTGAGAAATTAGAAGCAGAACTAAACCAAGCGAGGGCAAAATGAAAGAATACGAAGTGTATATTCAAGTTACAGAGGTTTATAGGGTAGAAGCAGAGACCGAAGAAGAGGCAAGAGACTTAGCCAGTAGCGGACAAGCGGGAGACGCACTAGAACGCTGGGATGAATCCGTAACAGTAGAAGAGTATTAGACACTACCCTGAAATACCTCATTTAAAGGGGGTATTTTGGAGTAGGGTTTACCCTATGTTTTACCCGTTGAATTAACGGGGGTATGAATTCATCACTTAAGTGTTGAGAATTATTTTTTAACTTTAGCTGAGACGCAAGGTAGCATTTTGCTATTGAGGGTCAGGCTTTTATAGGAGATTTAGCATGTTGAGCATTAAGAACCAAAACGCACTAAGAGCATTAGCCCGTCCTAAGATGATTAACGGGAACATCAATCCGGCATTTGGGCAAGTAAATGAGCCATTAAATGAGCTGCTGGCAAAGATTATGGTTGAGGAACGCAGTCAGTTTTTGACGAAAGAAGATTTGTCAAACAGGGTTTTTGTAAATGAGCCTGCATCATCTGTGCCAATGAAAGCATTTTTGCGTCCGTTGATCAAACTAGCTCGCAAAGGATAAGACCATGAACCTACTGTTGCTATTTATCACAGGACTAATCTTCTTAACTTGTTTTTATGGACAGAGCCAGCAATACGCAGTAAATTGGTTTTTAGTATTTGGAATGTTGTTTAGCGCAGTAGTTATCACTTTAATTATGGGGGAGGATTTATGAATTACTATTTGATTGAGTATCACCATGATTCAGAAGGTTATAAATATGAGGAATTTTTAGCTGAAGATCAGTTTGAAGCAGTAGAAATGTGCAAGGCAATACCATTCTGCGGATACATTCAGAATGTTTATATGCAAGTTAAACAATGGGAAAAGGAGAATGAAAATGCCTAAATATAATGTTTTGATCACTATTAACCAATATGTAGAAATGGAAGGAGAGACGCCAGTAGATGCAGAAATGGCGGCTTATCAGGCTTACAGGAAGGGAGATATTCAGATAGACGAATACCCTATTTTTATTTGTGAAGAAGAAGATTTGATTGAGGAGGATGAAAATGCTTGATTGGGAACATGAGCTAGAGAGCTGGGACGAAAAATATAAACCTATAAAGAATCATATTGATACCCACGCTTACGATAAGTTTGAGACTTATGGCGAGGAGCTGAAGTTTGTGCGTAGCGTAAATGCTACTGAACCAAATAGGGTTTGGACGCTTATCGAAGGTGATAGCGGGAATTTATGGATTGTAAATGGCTACCATTTTGTAAACAGGCTTAACTATTTTATTACAGAAAAGCCCTACGATGGTGATTACATTGAAATACCGTATTGTATTTTTGACGAAGAAGAGGAAGAAGAAAATGAAGAAGTTTAGGGCATACGCAACAATTACCTATGAATTGTTTTGTGATTTTGAGGTGGAGGACAATGAGGACGAA